CAATAAAGAATTGAAAAATCTAATAGAGTTGCAGAGAATTCTATTATCAATATCTAGTAAATTGAATGTATTAGATATTGAATTCAATGCAATAGAATGGAAAAGAGTAAATAATACTACTGATTCCTATAGATGCATTATTTCCAAAAAGAAATTAGATAAAATTAATTCCATTATTAATGATCTTTCCGGTAAAAAGAATAGCACTATGTTAGATATGGCTTCGAAACTCGATTAAAAACTTTTAACAAAAAGTTCTACTTTTTGCTTTTCTTTTTTCTACTATGCGAGTATACTGATAATACGCTGACGAGACAGCGGCTTTGAAAATTTGAGGATGAACTACTATGGCTCACATGCTTGAGAAACTGAAAGACGGCTCCTATTCTATGGCTTGGACGGGCGAGACGCCCTGGCACGAGCTCGGTAAGCAGGTTCCTGCTGACCTTACTCCCGAACAGATGATGAAAGCGGCGAACCTTGACTGGGAAGTCGAGAAGGTTCCTGCCTACGCCAACATCAAGGTTGGCAATAAGACGACCAAGGTTGCTGTCGGTAAGTCTGCCCTTGTTCGTAAGACCGACGGTCGCCTTCTCGACGTTGTCGGCGATGACTGGAACCCTCTGCAGAACACAGACGCTTTCGAGTTCTTCAACGACTTTATCGCCGCTGGCGATATGACTATGGACACCGCAGGTTCGATTATGGACGGTCGCCGTGTCTTCGCGCTCGCCAAGGTGAAGGAATCATTCGAGGCAGTCAAGGGTGATCGGATTGACTCCTATCTTCTCCTCTCGAATCCCCACCTTTACGGTAAGACGATCGACGTTCAGTTCACTCCCATCCGTGTTGTTTGCTGGAACACCCTCTCGCTCGCTCTCTCGTCTGAGACGAAAAACCGAGTGGCGATTTCCCACCGTACCAAGTTCGACGGTGACGTTGTCAAGGAAATGCTCGGCATCGCCAAAGACAAACTGCAGACTTACAAAGAGGCTTCCCAGTTTCTTTCTAAGAAGCGCATGAGCGATGAGACTGCCAAAGAATACTTTAACCGTGTCTTTGGTGTCAAGGGTGCTGGTGTCAAGGCCAAGGCTCTCGATGTTGAACCAGATCCTTCGCGTAACGCCAAGATTGCCTACGACATTCTTGACCAGCAGCCTGGAGCCAAGTTTGCCGAGGGTAGCTGGTGGCAGGGGTTCAACGCCGCTACGTTCATGGTCGACCACGTGATCGGCCGTAACGCAGACAACCGTATGAACTCGGCTTGGTTTGGCTGGGGACGTAACAAGAAGTCCGAGGCTCTCAAGATTGCCGTGGAAATGGCGGGTAACGATCCTGACATGTCCTCGCGCAAACAGCGGGTTGCTGCCTAATGACACAATACACTGGATCAGGTCCCCTGCCTCAACATATCTACTGTAATGTTGAACGCAGTTTCTTGAGATCTGGTGGGCAACCTGGAACCGAGCCTTGCGTATGGTTTGGGCTTCGTGCCTATGCTGGACGCGCCTGGGGATGCCATGTTATGCTGGAATGCGGTGCAGTGGTTCGGGACCTACCACTGCATGCGCTCACCAACAAAAATGACGCCGACGCTTGGCCGTGGTCGCTGGAAGAGGCCCAGCATTGGGACTGCTACGGCAACGAGTTCAGCCTTGTGCGTTACACTTACTTGCAGGGCCTTGAGGCTCGAGTTCGATGTGGTGAAGCAGAGCATCTAGGTGAATACCTGTTCACAGCGTGCCCGCTCAATGACGCCTATAGCGCCGAGCCGGAGCAGAGCAAGGAGTTCAAGTTCTTCTCACTACGTAATGGCCGTTTCTGCGCGCAACCTACCAATCGTGTTCTATTCATTGAGCGATCTTTCACCGACGATACTGGCTGGCCGTCTGACGTTCAGCGACAGCGCGAGGTGTGGTCCAGTGAAAAATATTGATGTCCACCAACCTTTTCGGGAATTATATTATGGAATTTAGAGATATTGTAATAAAACTTGTGGCCACAATTCTAGTTGTGGTTTGGCCGATTGCAATTGTTGCATGCTTTTTCTTTTTCACACCTTTCTTGGCAATTGTGTTTGCTACTTGGGTATGGGCTTGGGGTACTCTGCTTGCTTTCTGTTTGGTTGTCGGTCTGCTTTCCTCAATCTGGTCTTAACACAAAGGAAATTATTGATGTCCCCCGAGAAATCCCAGTATCTTAAAACGTCTTATCCGAAAATCTTTTCGGAAACTGCAATGTATCCATGTGATGTATCTGCAAATGATGGGTGGTTTGTGATCATCGACAATCTTTGTCGGGCGATTCAGAAACACATTGATTCCCGTCAAAGAAATATTGAATGGACTATTCAGTTCAATCAAAAGATGGAAACCGCCAGAAATAACAATTGGGAAGACTGGCCTTCGTATAATGCCAGAGAACCCAAACCAGTTGATCAACCAATTGAACAGCTTGTGGCTACACAAATCAAAGAAAAGTTTGGTGGGCTTCGTTTCTACTGTAATGGCGGCGACGAGTTTACCGAAGGGTTGATTCAAATGGCCGAAATTATGGCAGAATGCACTTGTGAGGTTTGCGGAAAGCCTGGCTCTGCTCGTAATAGTGGTTGGATCAAAACTCTGTGTGATGAACATGACACTTGAAGAAGCAAAGAAAGTTGTTGATATTATGGCTACTGCAGATGGAGGATGTTCTGTTTGCGTAGGTAGTCTTTTTGAAATGTTTCAATCAAAGTTTCCTGAGTTTGTTGTCCGTCTTGAGTTTATTGACGATGCTGGATTTCTCAGGGGTGTTGTGGAGAAACTATGATCGAGTATATAGTATTTTACCTTCCTTGGTTGCTTAGTGTAATTACCATTTACATGACGATCCTCGCTGGTAATAAATCACGATGGGCCTGGCTTGTTGGACTTTTCAATTCTGCTCTCTGGCTTGTTTGGATCATCGCCTCTCAAAGTTGGGGATTGCTCCCGATGAACGTCGCATTGTGGTTTGTCTACGCGCGAAACTATTTGAAATGGAATAAATAATAATACACAATGATTCTGTCGGGATGCTCTCATGAAAATTTGCTTTATTGATACGCTTGGATTGCCGTATAACGGAGAAACCGTATACAAGCGCGGACTCGGTGGATCAGAATCAGCAACAGCTTACATATCAAAAGAACTCCACAAACTAGGATTCGATGTCACCGTCTTCAATAATTGCGAAGACGGTGACATCATGCCAGGAGTTTTCGATGGTGTCAAATATTCTCATATAAGAACAATTCCACAAAGTGGATGCGATTGGGATGTTGTCATCGCTCTGAGATCAGTCAGGCCTTTTTGTCAGACACAATTCAACGATAATCTCATTTTCCCAGACTTCACCAACATTATGCAGAACGCAAAGTACAAGGTTCTGATGATGCACGATACGTTCTGTGAAGGTGATAATCTGATTGAATATCTCGTCAACACGAATCACATTGACGAGATATTCACCCTGAGCGATTGGCATACAAGCTATGTCACGACTTGTAATCATGGGGCAAAACGAAACTTCGAGATTCTTAAAAAGAGAATCTTTCAAACGCGTAATGGCGTTGGTGTGATTCCAGAATGGGTTGATATTAAACAGAAAGACCCATTCCACTTTGTCTACAATGCCTCTGTTACAAAGGGTATGATTCCTCTTGTAACAAAGATCTGGCCAAAGATCGTCGAGTTCGAACCAAGGGCCAAGCTTACGGTCATTGGTGGGTTTTATAGGTTTGGTGAGAATGCTTCTCCTGATCAGCAGGAACTTGATTGGAGGAAACTCGTCCAGGATAATCCCCATAACATCAATTTCACTGGGGTTATCTCTCAAAAAGAAATCTCTGACATACTTAGATACGCAACATACTTCCTGTATCCATCGGCGTTTCCAGAGACGTTCGGCATTTCGACGCTTGAGGCATTGTGCCATAACGTTACTCCGATCACATGTAAGAACGGAGCTCTTGAAGAAACTGCCCTTGACATTTCTTCTTATAAGATCAACTACACCATCGAAAAGAATTGGTCATGCCCTTGGCTGAATGAAGAAGAGCAGGTTGAGTACTTTGTCAATCTTGTCAAGTGGGCTATATCAACCCCATATCTCCAGCAACAGAAAGCATATTCCTGTAATCAAGTTAAGGGAATCTGTGGGTGGGATACGGTTGCCCTTCAGTGGAAGCAGCATATCTATAATAAGCTTGGCCAGTACCTTCCTGTTAAAGAATACAGAAAGGTCAACAAGATCAACAAGAAAGTATCAAAGGTTTTCGGGAAAACCTGGGTGAATCAGGTCGAGAAAACCGAACCCAAACAAAAAGAGACCACACAATTTGTTATCGTTACCCCAGTATATAATGCCGAGAAATATATTGAGAGATGCATCATGTCCGTTGTTTCTCAGGATTATGATAACTGGGAAATGTGGATTATTGATGACTGCTCGACAGACAACACTGTCAAAGTTATTGAGGGTGTCCTCAATAACCTGTCGTTATCTATTGAGGATAAGATTTATCTTATAAAGAATAGTAAGAGACAGGGTGCTGTTAGAAACCAGGTAATGACAATCGTAAACGATATCCACTGTCATGAAGATCAAGTTGTCATGCTTCTGGATGGAGACGATTGGTTAGTAAACGATCCCACAATCTTTGACAAGTATAACGCCCTTTATATTGACGGGGCAGAATTCACTTATGGATCTTGCTGGTCGGTCATTGACAATATTCCTCTTATCTCACAAGAGTATCCAGAAGAAATCAAGAGAACCAAGAATTACAGGCAATATAAATTCAACTGGGGTATGCCTTATACCCACTTCAGAACCTTCAAAGCACAGATGCTGCATTCCTTTGTTCTTAGCGCAGGAACATTTCCATTCAAGAATTCTGATGGAGAATGGTATAAAGCAGGAGGAGATAACTCGGTTTTCTATTATATGATCGAGGCAGCTAATCCTGACAAGGTTATCTGCGTTCCCGATGTGGTTTATTGTTACAATGATGCAAATCCTCTTTGTGACTATAAAGTCAACAGTGAAGAACAGAATAAAACAGCTTCAGATATAATCAAAGAGGAAACGCCTGAAAAGTTTTCTGTTATTATTCCAACAATGTGGAGAGCCAAAGAATTTATAAAGATAGCTTTGGGTAATTACTGTAATCATCCTCTAGTTGATGAGATTATTCTTATCGATAATGACACTAACAAGACCCCAGATTGGGATATTCTGAACAACCCAAAGATTAGATCTTTCAAACAAGAAAGAAACATCTTTGTCAATCCTGCCTGGAACTTTGGTGTGGCAGTTGCAAAAAACAATAAGCTCTGTATTGTCAATGATGATATTGTTTTTGATCCTAAACTATTCGACAAGGTCTATGAATTAGTTGTGCCACAAAACGGAACTATTGGTATGGTTACTGGTGAAGAAAAGTTTAACCACCCACCAACCACAGATGGTTCTATTTCATTCAAAGTGTGGAACATGGGTGATAACACCCATGGGTTTGGACAGCTGATGTTTCTTCATAAGAATAATTGGAAACCGATCTTAGATGGATTGAATATCTACTACGGTGACGAATTTATCTTCTATCAAGACATATTAAATAACAGGAAGATTCGTCAGATCTACAATTTCTTCTATGATACAATTTTTGCAGCAACCACAAGTGATAAGTCTTTGGTAGGCGATGCTCTACTTGAAGAAAATGTAATATTCAATCAATATCTCCAATCCCTCAGGGGACCTTCAGGGGGAAAATAAATGAAAAAGATTCTTATTGCTATTCCCACAGCAAGATACATTGAACCAGAGACGTTCAAGTCAATCTATAATCTCAACACACCAATTGGATATAAAGTTGACTTCCAGTATTTCTATGGTTACAGGGTTGACCAAGTAAGAAATCTTATTGCTGATTGGGCGAAGAGAAACTCGTTTTCCCATGTATTCTTTGTTGATCATGATATCACTTTCCCTCCTGATACTCTTGAAAGACTCGTCTCTTATGATAAACCTGTAATAAGCGGAGTTTATAGACAGAGAAATGAAGAACAACATCTAGAAATCTATAACCAAAATTACGCAAAGACTCCACCCGAGGAACTCTATAATCTCAGGAATTATGTTGATGGTCATAATGATCTTGTCAGAATTGGTGCTTGTGGATTTGGTTGCGTTCTCGTAAAAACAGAAGTGTTTGGTATTGTTGGATATCCACAATTCGAATATCACGTTGCCCTTGATCACAATAACACCTTAAGCGAAGATGTGGATTTCTGCAGAAAGGTAAACAACAAAAACCTTTCCGTTTGGTGTGATAGATCTGTTATCTGTGGACATATTGGTTCAAAAACCTTTGAGGTAATTAAGCCACCACAAGATGTCCTTGAGAAAAACCACTTTAGAGATATTCATGACTCACTAAAACTGCCTGATGGCCATATCCGATATCTGGAACTAATGGCAAGGAATGGAAGAAACCCAAAAACGATATTCGATATTGGTTCCTGCGTTCTACATTGGTACGATCAGGCTAGAAGGATCTGGCCTGATGCCAAGGTAATTCCATTTGATGCAATGACAGAAGTTGCTTCTCTCTATGATGCGCAAGGTATTGATGAATATATTGTTGGTGCTGTTCTGAGTGATACAGATTTAAAGGAAGTAGACTTCTATCAGAATCTCCAGTGGTTTTCTGGAAATTCAGTTTATAGAGAAAATCCAGCGCTGTCATCGCTGGCCAGTTCTATCTTTACAGATAATCATATTGTAAAGAAGAAAACGATTACTCTGGACACTCTTGTTAGTATGTATAATCTACCAAAGCCCGATCTCATCAAGATGGACGTTCAGGGCTCAGAACTTGATATTCTTAGGGGTGCCGTCAAGACTCTTGAGAGTTGCACTGATTTGATTCTTGAACTACAAACCAAAGATTATAATATGGGAGCTCCCCAGGCAACTACGGTAATTGAATATCTCAAGACAATCGGGTTTACCCTTGTCGGAAATTTGCCATTCAATGTTAACGGCAAAGACACTGATGCCGACTATCACTTCAAAAGAGTTATATAAATAGACCAGTTGTTTATTATAACTGGTGGAAATCATGGCTAAGAGAGAATTAATTTCAAAGAACTTCTATTTTGACGAGTTCACATACTCACCGACGGCAGTTGCAAAAAAGATTCCGAATGAACCAAACGTGGAACATTCGAAGAACCTGAAGAATGTCGTAAGGTATATCGTCCAGCCAGTTAGAGATCATTTCAATAAGCCTGTTAAGGTCAACTCGGGTTATCGATCCGCTGCAGTTAATGCTGCTGTTGGAGGATCAAAGACTTCCCAGCATATGGTTGGAGAAGCAGTTGATATTGAAATTGAAGGAGTTCCAAACAAGGTCCTTGCTGATTGGATTGATAAGAATCTAAATTACGATCAGTTAATCTTAGAGTTCTATAATCCCATGAAGGGAGTAAACTCAGGTTGGGTCCACGTTTCTTTAAAGAGAACAGGGCTAAATCGCAAATCCAAGCTTGTGGCCTTTAAAGATGGAAAAACAACTAAATATGAAAAGGTCTCTGATTTTTCAAAGGTGAAATAGTATGTCAACACCAAAATTTATTTGTGAAGTGTATAAAGACAATTCCAACGAATGGCGCTGGAGAACAATTGCCCATAATGGGAATATCGTTGCCGTTTCTCCCGAAGGTTATAAGAACTTTGGAGATGCCTACGAAATGGCTTCTAAGCTTAACGAGAAAGCTGAGATTTGTGTCTTAAAAGAAACTTCTGAAGGAAAAGAATTTCTTTCGGAACATGACTAAAAAGGCTTGACAAGCAAGGGTAAATGGGGTATAAATAGTCTTAATGATAGTGAACTGAGGATAATTAAAACAAGCAACACTCGGGGGCAGTGCCCGACGGATCCACCAAAAGAACATCGGGAATGGAACAACTCTCCTGTGAAGGATAAAGAGCCAAACTTGAGCGTAGGCCTGGCGTATAAGGCGGTGTTCTTTTGATGGGGCCGACACAGGTTCGACTGTTTGTAAATAGGTTCTGAGGCTATCCGGATGTTCTCCGTTAAACGAACAAAAACACTAAAT